CAATACTGATCTTTTTAATCGGGAGTCAAACGCGCTTATTCGTGCGGACGATTTGGAAAAAGAGAATATTGCATTGAAAAAAGAGAAAAAGAAATTGGAAATAAAAATAGAAAAACTGGAAAAAGAGAACGAAAACTTATTGAAGAAAAAGGATGAATGTACTAGGGATGCAGATTGGGAAAGACTGGGGAAAGCGGGTATATAAGAGGGAGCGCAGAGATGCGCTTCTTTTTTTGAAAAATATTTCAAAAGGGTATTGACTTTTGTGTACTCATATATTAACATTTATGTGTACACAAAAGAAAGGAGATGAAACAGTGTCACCAAGAACAGGAAGACCGACAGATAATCCCAAAAATAACATTATAAAAGTAAGAGCAACAGAAGAAGATAGAGAAAAACTTCTATATTGCTGTGAAAAGACCGGAATGACGCAATATGATGTAGTAATGAAGGGGATTGATAAGGTCTATAACGAAATAAGAGCAACCGAAGCCCTAGACAAGTAACGGTTACTCTTACACTTACAGCCACCAAAAGCGGTTGATACATGGATTATACCGCTTTTTGGAATGGTTGTCAAACAGCAAACGAAAGGAAGGTAAAATCTATGAGAAGCATTGAAGAAATTGTAAGAACGATACTTAATAGTGACGCGCTGATGGAGAAAGTGAATCATGTTGTGGAAATCGAGAGGATGAAGTATAACCGTGGTTGGAGTACCGAGACGGACATTGATAATTTTTCTCCGATTGGTTTTCGCAAAGTGGTAACATCAGCCATGAATTTGCTCGGACTGCCGAACGAATCCGATGAGGTTGATATTGCCAGCGAAATTCTTAAGGACATTTTCAGAAATGAAATCATAAAAAAGGATGGAACTTATTTACCGAGCCAAATTGAGCAGTACAGATCGTTGCTTTCTCGGCTTGCAATCCAATGTGATAACGAAAAATTGTTGCGCGGCGTTGTAATATTTATGGCAGATTTGAATGATGAGGACGTAATAGATCACGACGGTATTTACCGCCTTGTAAAGAAAGGCGGTGCAAGATGAAAGAACAGCTGATAACGGAAATCCAGAGCATACAGGACGAAAAATTTTTGCAGTTTATTTTGAACACAATTATTTCATTTAAGCAGAAATGGGGGATTTGCTGATGAACAATATTCAGATTTTTAACAATCCAGTGTTTGGAGATATTAGAACAGTAGTTATTGACAATGAGCCGTGGTTTGTGGGAAAAGACGTAGCGGATATTCTGGGGTACCAAAACGGTAGTAGAGATATTAACCGTCATGTAGACGAAGAGGATAAGCGACTCACCAAAATGGTGAGTCAGGGTCAGAATAGGGATATAACCGTTATAAATGAAAGCGGTCTTTACTCACTTATCTTTGGTAGCAAACTGGAAAGTGCGAAGAAGTTCAAGAAATGGGTAACATCCGAAGTTCTCCCATCCATTCGCAAGACTGGTACATATACGATGCCGCAGACCACGGACGGGAAGATTGCATTGCTTGCACAGGGGCACACGGAGCTTAAAGCAGAGGTCGACGAAATCAAGGCGGATTTGGAAAGTCTTAAGATGGACTTACCGATACTTCCGGTGGAAGCCGACCGCATTACGGAAGCTGTCAGAAAGAAAGGCGTTTCAATCATGGGAGGAAAACAGTCGAGCGCATACAGCAATCGTGGATTACGCCAAAAGGTTTACAACAACCTGTATGCTAATCTGAAATACAACTTTGGGGTTCGGTCTTACAAGAGTATCAAGCGTAGCCAGTGTGATAAGGCAGTGCAAGTGATAAATGCTTATCAAACGCCGTATTTTTTGCAGGAACAGATTGACGATGCCAATATGCAACAGAGGTTGGAATTTGAATAAACTGTATCTTTGGACGGAGAAAGGAGCATTTCTTCACGCCAAATCATTGAATAATGATGTTGCATGGGATGTGTAGGGATGCTTGCGAAGCGGAATACCAGAAGTATAAAATTTAAAACGAATAATTTTAGCGCCTATCAAAAAACGGTAGGTGCTATTTTTGTACCCATTTTTAGGAAAGAGAGGATAAGAAGATGAAAAAGAAAATTT